CACCTGAAACTGATGAAGGTGATTTACTTGGTAACTATGTATTGATTAACGGTCAGATGGAATGGCGAGATGGTCCAGTCACGGTGGCAGCGAGGCAAGGTGCTGTATTGTGTATTGATGAAATAGATTATGGTGCGAATAATCTTGCTTCGTTGCAACGTGTCCTAGAGGGCAAGCCATTTCTACTCAAAAAGAAAGGCGAGATTGTAACGCCTGCTGAAGGCTTCACAATCTTTGCTACTGCTAATACAAAAGGCAAGGGCTCAGATGATGGTCGTTATATGTACACCAATGTGCTTAACGAGGCATTCCTTGAGAGATTCCCTACGACCGAAGAACAAGATTGGCCTTCAAGAAAGATTGAGATTAACATTCTCAAAAAAGAATTGAATGGTCAAGATGATGACTTTGCTGAGAAGCTTGTTATCTGGGCTGAAGTTATCCGTAGAACATTTGAACAAGGTGGTTGTGATGAGGTTATATCGACTAGACGATTGGTTCACATATCAAAGACCTTTGGTATATTCTCCGATAAGTTAAAGAGTATTGCTAAGTGTATTGCTCGTTTTGACGAGGACACTAAGGCTACATTCTTAGACTTGTATACCAAAGTTGATTCTGGTGCTGATGTTGAATCACTACTCACAGCTGATGAAACTCCCGAAACTCCCGAAGCTGATGAGTTGATTAATATATCATCATAACCACCGCCCCTATAAGGGAACGAGCAACCCCTTTAAGTGTTGCTCATTTTATTTGGAGATGTTTATGTCAATAGAGAGCAAAATTATTTCTTACCTTTCCAAAACGGATGGGTATAATACTCTCACCGCCAACCAAATGCGTTCTAAATTTGGTGTTAAAAATCCATCAGCGATGGTTGATACCTTGAGAAAAAAAGGTTTTTCAATTTACAGAAATTCTAAAAAAGTTTCTGGTGCAAAGGTGAGTTTTTATAGGTTGGGCAAACCAACCAGAGAGATTGTAGCTGCGGGTATCATGGCGCTACGCTCAAAAGGCATCAATGCTTTTGCCTAAAATAGTTGTTTAATTTTTGGTCGGGACTAATAAATATTATTAGTCCCACCTTTTTTATGGAAAAATTATGGAAATTCAAGTTAAAGTAGATGAATTGAAAAAGCACAAAGTCTTTATCGCCACACCAATGTATGGCGGTATGGCACATGGTCTATACATCAAGTCATGTTTAGACTTACAATCAACATTAAATAGATACGGAGTAGAATCTAAGTTCTCATTCCTATTCAATGAATCACTAATTACAAGAGCAAGAAATTATTTGGTAGACGAGTTTTTAAGATGCGAAGATTTTACCCACCTCTTGTTTATTGATTCAGATATACATTATAATCCACAGGACGTTATAGCTTTATTAGCTATGAACAAAGAAGTATCTGGTGGTCCTTATCCAAAAAAATCTATCAATTGGGGTAACGTAGCTCATGCAGCTAGAAATAATCCAGATTTAGACCCTAAAGAACTTGAGGCTTTGGTTGGTGAGTATGTGTTCAATGTAGTTAAAGGAACTTCACAATTCCAAGTTACTGACCCATTAGAAGTAATGGAGATTGGTACTGGTTTCATGTTGGTTCAACGTCAAGTATTTGACAGAATGAGAGAAGCATACCCTATGATTAAATACAAGCCCGACCATGTAGGTCAAGCACACTTTGATGGGTCAAGATATATTCATGCGTACTTTGATACTGTAATTGATGATAAAGATAGTATCACAGGCGGAGGTTCAGAAAGGTATCTAAGTGAAGATTATATGTTCTGCCAAATGTGGCGTAAGATGGGTGGTAAAATACACCTATGCCCATGGATGAAAACACAACATATTGGTACTTACGCCTTCTCTGGTAATATGCCAGCTGTTGCACAATATACTGGTAAACTATGACAATAGATTACAAATACAATGAAGATGTTTTGATAAAACAGTTTCAAGAATATGTTGATAAAACATATGGCCAACATTATTCAAAAGATAGATTTCAAGCAACTGAATTTATAATTGATAGTGGGCATGGTGAAGGATTTTGTATTGGTAATATTATGAAGTATGCACAAAGATACGGCAAAAAGAATGGGTATTGCCGCAATGATTTGTTAAAAGTGTTACACTATGGAATAATAGCATTACATAATCACGATTTATATAGAGGAAATGATGATGAAATTAAGTGATAAGACGTTAGGTGTTCTAAAAAATTATGCAAACATCAACCAAGGTATTATGTTTAAGAAAGGTAAAGTTTTAAAGACTGTATCTTCACATAAAAACATTTTATCCGAAGCAAAAATCACAGAAGATATACCTGCTGATTTTGGTGTTTATGATTTGAATAATTTTCTTTCAGTAGTATCTTTAGACCAAGATGATCCTGATTTTCAGTTTGATGATAAACACGTTGTAATAGTTGGTAGAAAAGGTCGTTCAAAAATTAAGTATCGTTTTTGTGAACCTACCATGATTGTTCTACCACCTGAAAAAGACTTTGTAATGCCAGAGCCTGAAATAAAGTTTAATCTTTCAGCAGAAGATTTTAATTGGATTACTAAGGCGAGTTCTGTTTTGAGTTCACCTCATGTTGCAATTGAATCTGATGGTATCACGATTAACGTAGTTACATTTAATTCTCAAGATGATTCTGCTCATAGTGATGACCTTGAGATTTCAAAGTGTGATACTGGTGATAAGTATAAGATGATATTCAAGACCGAAAACCTTGTAAAGGTTATGGCTGGTAATTATGAAGTATCAATATCATCAAAGGGTGTTTCAGAGTTTAAGAACAAAGATGTACCTTTGACTTATTGGATATCAACTGAAACTGGTAGTAAATTTGTGGCGAAAGGTGAATAATGGCCACGTTCAGAAAGTTCAAAAACCATTTTAAAGGTAATGTAGGTTTAGATATATGGATAAACGTAGACCATATTATTACAGTTTATGAATCTATTAGTTCTGAAACTGATACAAATTCAATACAACCGACTGTTACATTATACTCTGAAAGCGGCCAATCTTGGTTGGTTGATGATTCGATTGATGAAGTTGTTGAAAAACTAAACGGTTCGGAAACGCTTCAAGATGGAATGAACAAACACTTTAGACGTTCAGTAAAAGCTAAAAAAAGTGTTGATGACTTAAAGAAACTTTGATTATGATTTATTTTGTGAGGAGTTCCAATGGAACATTTATTATGGACAGAGAAGTATCGGCCTCAGGCCGTTGGAGATTGCATATTACCTGATAGACTCAAGAAGCCTTTTCAAGAGTATGTAGACCAAAAAAACATACCAAACCTATTATTAAGTGGCGGTGCAGGTGTTGGTAAGACGACCATTGCAAAGGCCATGTGTAATGAGATTGGTTGTGATTCAATCGTTATCAATGGTTCTGATGAGTCTGGTATCGACACCTTTCGTGTTAAGATAAAGAACTATGCTTCGTCAGTTAGTCTTGCTGGCGGTCGCAAGGTTATCATCATAGATGAAGCAGATTATCTCAATCCTAACTCAACTCAACCTGCCTTGCGTAACGCAATAGAAGAGTTTGCAGGTAATTGTTCTTTTATATTCACTTGTAATTTTAAGAATCGAATTATAGACCCTTTACATTCAAGGTGTGCTGTTGTAGATTTTACATTACGCAATGGTGAAAAAGCCAAGATGGCATCGGCCTTTATGAAAAGAATTACAAAGATTCTGAAAGATGAAGGCATTGAGTATGATGATAAAGTAATTGTAGAACTTATCAAGAAACATTTTCCAGATTTTCGTAGAGTCATAAACGAACTACAAAGATATTCTAGTTTTGGTAAGATTGATGTTGGTGTCTTATCTCAACTTGGTGATGTACCAATTGAGAAGATTATAGGTCACATTAAAGACAAAAACTTTGGTGATGTAAGAAAGTGGGTCGCTACAAATGATGTTGATTCAACTACTCTATTTCGTAAAGTTTATGATGCACTCTATGATAAACTTAAACCACATTCAATACCAAAAGCAGTTTTGATACTGGCTGACTATCAATACAAAGCTGCCTTTGTGGCAGACCAAGAGATTAA